ATCGGAAGCGGGGAAAAATCACGTAACCGATCAACTTGCTCGCTCCATTTTTTAAGCGAAGGCGTGATACGGGATTCGAAAAGTTCGGCTACTTGTTCGCCATTATCTGGAACAGAGATCAAGATTGCGCCATCGCAACCCCAGATCCGTCCATTGAAGCGAAACGGCTCATTGAGGTGGACGCGGCGATCGTTCTTGGCGCAAAACTTCTTGAGCAATTCGAGGCTCATGCTTGTCCTTTCGTATCGAGAATGGGCTGGTCGGCCTGCTTAACCAACAGCGCATCGATCTCGCGCTTGACAGCGACCAGCTCGGCACACAGGGAATCGATCTGGGTCATCAGGTCGGTCTGGCGCTGCTGCAGGCGCTCCAGGTCGGTCATGAAAACCACGTCCAGGCCGAAGAAAACCCGGTAAAGAAACTTGATCAGGCCTTCCATGGTTGAACCTCCAGGCGGGCGCGAGTGGGGGTGACGACGCGGACAATCACCTCAGCCCAGCGGCCAAGGGTCGGCTTGACCGGGGAGATCACGGCGCGCTGGCCGTTGGTGTAAAGGCGCATGCCGGCGGCCTTGGCGCGCTCTGCCGCGCTGGCCAGCGTGGCGTCGTCGGGGACGATGATGGCGGCGGGCATTACGCGGCCTCCGGCAGTTGCTCAAGGCCCGGGATCATGTCCGCCGGCATGAAGATGTGGACCGGGTTGCCGACCGGGTCCCATGACTTGAGTTCATCGTTGAAGCCAGGATTAACCACGACCGTGATTTGGGCATCGATCAGCGCCTGGTGGATCGCGTCCGGGCGCGTATGGCTGCTGTAGATGTTGAACTTGACGCCCCAGTGGTGATAGATGGGAATCACGTTGATATCGTCCAGCGCTTGGCTGTTTGCCTTGAGCTTGGCCGCCAGCTGCAGCGCAGCCGTGAATTCGTCCTGGTTGTCGAGCAGCAACTTGGTTTGCCGGGCAGCTTCGGCCTCGATGCGGTCGAGCTCGGCCTGAATCGCGTTGAGTTCCATGGCCATCCCCTTAGTAGCGTTGCGGGACGGCGACCAGGACGGGCGCGCCGGTACGGGTAAAGGTCATGCCGATGCTGCGGCCGATGCCGGGCGACATCGTGCAATGCACGAGATGGACCTTGAGGGCGGATAAGTGCAGACGCATGGACGCCTCCTTATTTGAAGTTGAAACAGTTGCAGACGAAGGAGCGCAGGGCGTCAGGCTTGCCGCGCGATCCGAGATAGACGTTGCAGGTGTGGGTGCGGCGATAGACCAGGAACCTGCCGCCCTTCTCGACCACGAAGCCGCCGTGGTCCTTGGCGATCTGCTTGGCTTCCTTGATGACTTGAATCGGGTTGCGCTGGGTGGGCATGGCGGCCTCCTGATACGATGCTGATTTCATACAAAGGGGTACGTGATGACGATGAGCAATGAGCAAGTTCTCGAAGAGATGGAATCGCTGGTCGAGGCCGTAGAACAATGCTTTGTCATGGTGGTTGGCATCGCTTCCGAAACTACGGATTCGGGTCGGGTTCTGCGTGAGCTACTTGCGGCTGAGCAGGCTCAGTCTCTGCAGTTTGGTCCGAATGGATGGCGCGATCGGATCGCAAGAAAGATGCAGTTGGTTGCTGCGCTGAAAGCGCGTCGGCTTTCACCTGGCGATCCAGGTCTGCAAAGTCTTGCAGCCAGCGTCCTAGCCGCTCTTGATGCGGACGTTGTTCATTAGCGATGGGGGCCGATTGCTCGCTGAGCTTTTGGCAACTGCAATCGTCCTTTTCTTTGGCCTGGCAAGAGCAGGTTGTGAATATGGTGGAGTACGGGGCGCGAACCAAGCGCCCCGGTTCTTCTGCACAGCGGCGGGCTTCTTCAACCAACGAGGCCAGCATGCCGGCGCCGATCTCGCCGGCATCCGGGTTGAGCTTGGCGACGCGCTCGGCCAGGCGAGTCGCGTCATGGGCTTTGTCGAGTTCGCGGCACAAAAATCCGATCTGACGCTGCATGTCTTCCAGGACCGACTGGATGTGCTTCTTGCTGGCTTCCTGGGCAATCATTTCGGGTTTGATTGCGGCCCATTTTGTGGCGATGGCTTGGACGTTCATGGCGGCCTCCGGTGGTGAGTTCGATTTAATGCTACGTTGCGTAGCATGCTACGTCAAGTAGCATTTCAAATGAAATTTTTTACCGGAATTGCCTCTATTACCTTGGTCGTATTGAATAGCCCGAATCGATGACTGATGATTCAGGCTAGTAAAATATTCAGGGAATGGGCGATGGCGCTAATCAAATGCCATGAGTGCGGGAAGAAGGTCAGCACGGAAGCGGCTGCTTGCCCCAGTTGCGGAGCAGTGCCGCGAGTGCCGATTTCAAAGCCGACAAATTGGGGTAGATGGGTATTAATTATTGGCGCTGCCTGGGCTGGAATCGCGGTCTATGGCGCGATCAATGATTGGCAAGACCGCCGGGCAGCAAAAAAAGCGGAATATGCGGAAATGCGGCGCCGTGAATCGCTTACATCAGCTCAACGCGTTGCCGAAGATGAAGCAAAAGCGATTCAGGCGGCAATCAAGAAGGAAAATGATGCCCGCGAGGCAAGGCGCCTGAAAGAAGCTGAACTTAATCGTTCGATCAGATATGTTTGCTTGGAATCAATTAAGCGAAATCTCTATGACCCGTCGAGCTTTAGCGAGATTGAAACAGTGGGTGGTGCGAACGATGCAACATCATTTGATGTGTTTGTGACGGCCCGAGCCAAGAATGCAATGGGGGCTTTAATTATCGCTAACTGGAAGTGCTCTGGAAGGCTGGACGCGGAAAACATTGCGGTGACTGGAGTCCAGAAGTACAGCCGTTAAATATTACCTATGACATATATGCTGTTTGGGATATTTATCGCGTGGGCCAGTCTTTTAAGTGAATTACGACTGCGTTTTTGCAGCAGCAATCGGGTAGTTAGCAGCGAGTTTTTCAGCGAGTGTTGTCACAACATCGAGGTCGGTGTCGCTGAGTCCTTCAGTGATTTTCATGAGTTTCTGAACAGCCTTTTCACGACTCGTTTGGAAGTCGTAATGAAGTACGTTTGGTGATCGAATGTCATTAGTCAGGATGCTTGATGGGTCACAGTTCAGCACCTGACAAACCGCTATGAATTGCGGAACGGAAGGCGTGCGCTTTCCAGTGAACCAATGATTTACTGCTGCCCGCTCAACTTCTTCCAGTCCTTGCTCGGTCAGGATTGAAGACACACCAGCGGCGATATCGGCATCGCCCTTGATTAAGCCAGCATCCTTTGCCCGCTTTTTCACTTCGGCTAGCCGGTTAACCCAAGAAAAATTGAATTGAATATTCATGACGTTACTTTAAGTAGCATTAAATAGGGGTGTGCTACCGCTTGTAACTCTTCGACCGTCTTGCTACGATGCGTAGCATGAATAGCGAACATCCTCTGCGCTCCTATCGGAAATCCAAGGATTTGACCCAGGAACAACTGGCAAGTCTGCTCGGTGTTTCGTATGCGACTATCAACCATATTGAGAATTTGCGCCGACGTATCACACCGGAGCGAGCACTCTGTTGGGAGAAAAAGCTCGGTTTGCCGAAAGAGCAACTGTGTCCGGAGGTTTTTGCCCAGACTGATTCTGGCGTCGAAAGCTCGGAGTCCGACTGATGCCAACCATCATCATCCTGCCGCCTGCAGCGGTGCCTGATTCAGCACAAAGGCGAGTTGCTGGTAAGCCGATTCCGTACCCTCGATCACTGCGGCCGGCGCGTTCGTATTGCGCGCGTTCTTTAGCTGGCGTTCGCGCAGTTTGGCGAGATTGGATCGGCTCAGTTCGCCCTGCAGCAAGTAGCAGAAAGCCAGGTTGAGCATGTTGTGTTCCGCCCTCAGCCGTGCCTGTGCTTGCTCAAGTCGGTCGATCCGTTCATTCGAGTCCATCGCCAATCCTTTCATCTCTCTCCCGGTGGCCCCCCACCGGTTTGCCAGGGCTTCGGCCCTGGCCTTTTCTTCCTGGGCAAAGCCAGTTTCCCGCAACGGCTTGGCGCTTTGTAGACGTATTTTTTAGGGTTTACGCACATGAGCTTCAAACAAAAAAACCGCGCGCTTTTCCTGGCCATGCAGGCCGATGCCAAGGATTTCCCCGGTGGTATCCGGGCGGTCGCTGAGTTCATGGGCCGCAATGGCAACACCCTGGGCAACCAGTTCAATCCTGACCATGAGGCGGCGCCCCCGTCCCTCGAGGTCTTCGTCGAGCTGATCAAGCTGACCCATGGCACCCGCTCCGCCTTCGCTGTAGCGCAGCTGGTCGATCAAGTGCTGATGGATGTTTCGACTGAAGACCACAACCCGGCCGAAGCCGTGCCGATGTTCATGCGCCTGGTCCATGAAGCCTCCGAGCTGTTCGCAAAAGGCACCGAGTTCGCCGGAGATCTGCACTTTGACGCCAACGAGCGCAAGAAAATGGAGCCGCTCCTGATGGCCTTGATCAAGGCCGCTGTCGAGCTACTCAAGACGACGCGCGGCTGATCTGGATCAGCATGTCTGATTCAAGCTCTACGCCGCAGGACGGCCGCCGCCGCATCAAGCGCCACCCAGCCTATGCGCGGGATGTCATGACGCGCCGTGCCGATGGCGAGCGCATCGGGCTGCTGGTCGTGTCAGTGCATGACTGGCGCGCCGGTAAGTGGTTCGCGCATCGGCCTGAGGTGGCGCGCGTTGTCGTTGCGCCCAACCAGGCGCCGGATGCTGTCCGCTTTGATTGCGCTCATGCCCTTGATGTCGTGATTTGCGGCAACGATGCCGAGTTCTTCGCGATTGCCGATGCTGTGCAGGCGTCTTCCCCGGCCTCGATCTGGGGCGAGTTCGGCGATGGGTTCTATCGACTGGAGAAGGCCCGTAGCGGCTGGGTTTCGGTGGATGGACCGTTTTCGCTGGCTGGGCTGCCACGTGCAGTGCGGGATTATCGTTTGCTGGCGCTAGCTGTTGTCGAGGGCGGATATGCCTCGCCTGTCTTCGAGCAGGCGCGCACCGTCTTCGTGCAGGCCGTCATGAACGAGGCAGCTCAATGAGTACGGGTACGCCGGAAAAACAAGCCGAGGCGGCGATTGCCGAAGCCCAGGCTGCGGCATTCCAAAAGCTGCAATGGACCAACAACCTCCGCAAGACTGAAAACGGCAAGGTCATCCCCAGCCAGATCAACACGCTAACCGTGCTGGAGAACGATGTCGAGTGGCGCGGGGTGATCGGGTTCGATGAGTTCTCATATCGGATCGTCAAGCAGTCGCCGCCGCCGATCCGTGTTGCCAAGACAGGCGAATGGACTGACCTGGATGATGTCCTGACGCTGGTCTATGTCTCCGAGGAATATCACTTCGAGCCCAAAAAACAGTACGTCATGGATGCTGTCCTGGCCGTGGCCTATCAGAATTCGTTCCACCCGGTTCGCGACTACCTGAATACCCGCGTCTGGGACGAAAAACCCCGTCTGCTTGGTCTGCTGGCTAAGTATTTCGGAGCCTTCGATACCCCTCTAACAGCTTCGCTGGGGGAGACGGAGACTATCGAGCTCGGGCTTTACTTGAAGCTGGCCTCGCTCAAGTGGCTGGTCGGCGCCGTAGCGCGGATCATGGAGCCGGGCTGCAAGCTCGACACGATGGTCGTGCTGGAAGGTGGGCAGGGTGACTTCAAATCAACCGCCTTGCGCCGCCTGTTTGGCAACGAGTGGTTTGCCGACTCCAAGCTGGTGATCGGCGACAAGGATGCCTTGGCACAGATGCAGGGTAAGTGGTGCTATGAGATGGCCGAAATGGACAGCCATAGCAAGGCCGATAACACCGCCTTCAAGCAGTTTTTGTCCAGTCAGATGGATCGTGTGCGTTGGCATTACGGGCGACGGGCTGAGGATGTGCCTCGCCAGTGCGTCTTTGCCGGTACGACCAACATGGATGAGTACGGCAAGGACGATACGGGTATGCGCCGTATCTGGCCGGCACATGTCGGTTTTATCGACCTGGAGGCACTGACTGCCGATCGCGACCAGTTGTGGGCTGAGGCCATGCATTACTACCGCAAGGGCGCGCGCTGGTGGGTGGATAAGTCGGTGATCGTGATCGATCCGGATAAGCCGCAATACGCCGGCCTGTTCGACGCGCCGATTTCTGAGAGAGAGCTTTTCGACCGCCAGGCCGAAGACCGGATGCACGTTGACGCGTGGTCATACCGGATCTGTGACTGGCTTAAGAAAAACGATTTGCTGCCCCATGTCACGACTGCCCAGATATTGGGCGATGCGCTCGGCCTTGAGCCGGCGCGCTGGTCCAAGCCGGAGCAGATGCGCGCCGCCGCCATCCTGCGCCGGCTGGGGTATTCGCGGCAAAAGTGTGGGCCGAAGACCGCCCGTTTCTGGGCCTTCGTGCCATCTAAAGCAACCGGTGTGCCAAGCGCAAGCCATTCAACGTTGGAGGGGGATGATGACCTGCCGATCTGACGCAATGGTTTGCAAAGGTGAAAAAGTGTTCTTGCACGTAGGACACCGTAAATCGTTGCATCACAAGGAAGTGTCCCACCTAGGTAAAGGTAGGACACCGGGTAGGACACCGGAAACCCGCGAAATCAGGCGCGTTGTCCCACGTACCCCACCTCTTCGCGTGTACGTGGGTGCGCGTATACACCCGCACACACATGATGTTTTAGGTAGGACGGTGGGACACAGCACGCAACCACGGGCTTTTCCAGTGTCCCACCTATTCAATCACGTAGGACACCAGAGGGACACCATGGCCAAACCGATGCGAGAAGCGATGCCAACGATTGCCGCGTTTGTCGATGATCTCCGCGCCGCGTTCGGAAAAGAGTCGATCGATGGGCAGATCAGGAAAGGAATCAATGGTCGGCAGGCATTCCACGCTACCGAGAACGGGCAAAGCATCGGCACGCCTTTGGCCCCGGTCGAAGGCGCCAAGATGAGCGAGACGCTGCTGGGGCCGATGTCCCGCCTTTCGACATTCGATAAGTCGCCGAAGGGAAAGCGGAAATGAAAATTACCAATCAGGTCACCGGCATGGATGCTGCCCTGGCCAATCTCCGGGGAATGGCGCGTCAGGTCACCTACGCGACGGCCAAGGCACTGACGCAAACCGGCTATGGCGTCCAGGGCGAAGTCAAAAAGGAGATGCAGGCCACCATCGAGGGCGGGCCAACGTCCTACACCCTGCGTGCCATCAAGGTGACAGGGGCACGAAAAGACAAGCTCGAGGCAGTTATCGAGTTGCGTCAGGACGCACCCGGCAAGGGGAGCATCTGGTCCCGTGCCTTGGGTCACCTCTTTGTCGGCGGTGCCCGCGATGTCAAGCGGATGGAGCGCGCCTTCACTGCGGCAGGCCTGCTGCCCTCGGGCATGGTCATGGTGCCCGCCTCGAACAGTTGGGCCATGCCACTGGATGGCTTTGGCAATGCACCGCGCAGCCTGATCGTGCAGCTGCTCGCCTACTTCAAGGCCTTTGGCGAGCAGGGCTACCGAGCCAACATGACTGATAAGCGAAAGGCCAAGCTGGCCAAGGTAGGTAAGACAGCCTCGGGATACAAGGCGATTAATGGCGTGGTGTATTTCGTTTCGAATGGTCGGGCAGGCCGGGCCGGTAGTCGATTCGATCAGCACCTGCCTGCTGGTATATGGGCCAAGCGTGGCACCCATGGTGCAGACGTTGCACCTGTCTTCCTCTTCGTCAAGACCGGGCGCTATGCCCAGAAGTTTGACCTCGAAGAGATCACCCAGCGCGTGGTGACTCGC